CTAATTCGTTCTTCTGTGAAGAAGATGGGAGACTCCTTGCAGGCTATAACTCTCCAGCGCCCGCGCTCAGAGAAATATATACTTACGACGATACTACATTTGCCCGTGATGTGGTCTTTCAGACCTTCCATGATGATGACAACTTGCCACGTAATCGTAAAGATGTCTTTACACTAAAGATCACCGCTGATACTGGTGGCGATCCAGTTGATGTTAGCGTGGCTAAGAATGGATCAGTCCAGTACTACACGGTGATGAATGATGTTACGTTCACAGGACGGGAAGAGAAATTCATCACAATTGCAGAAACCACAGGTCTAGGTTTAGGTAAGACTTTTAGTGTTAAGATTCAGGGCCAAAGTCTTTCGACGTTCAAACTCTATAACTTTAGCATCGAGTATCTCCCTAGACCTGAACAGCTTACTTACTTAAGACTGAATTATAGTAATCTCGGAACGGCCTCGCGCAAGAGGTTCGTTAACTTTCCAGTAGAGATAGATACGCTTAGTGTTGATTGTGAGTTTGTGCCCATCATTGATGGAGTTGTGTATCCATCCAGTCTCATCAATTTTGGCCGTAAAGGTACACACATTCACTACTTTGATACAGAAGCAGTGGGAACAGATATAGCGGCCATCATATGCGGATTCTTTGAGTTCTACACCGCTCGTTATGACGAGATGATCTCGGAGAAGATGCCGAATCCTGTAACTTATTTAAGGATACCTCAAACTGATTATGGAACACCCAACCGTAAACGTCACTCTAGCTATAAGTTCAGAATCAATACACGCGGAGCTACGGTTAGACTCACTCCAAGACTTGATGGAGTTAATCAAACTAGTTTCGACTTCTCCACAACAGAACCCACTGTTGTTGAATATCTCTTTACCACCGCTTCAAACTCCGATCCAATTGCCATTAACATTGGCGGTGAGCTTCAATCAACAACCAGCCCAAAAACTCCTTTCGAATTTTATGACGTTATTAAGCCACAGATTATAGAAGAACTTCCGCCACGCCTCAAAGAGTTTCGTATCCCTGAAACTAATTATGGTGTGGCATCTAAGAAGAGGATAAGAGTAATCCCATATGAGATTAATACCAATGGGTCCGATGTTACGTTTACCCCTATCATTGATAATGTTGTTGGTACCCCATCCGTTGTTAATACCAGTACTCGCAACACTGTGTATCATTACTTTGATACGGATGTGTTTTGCACTGATATTTGTGGACGCCTCGATGGTGATGAACCGTTTGAATTTTATGGATTGATGAAGCCAGAGGTTGTGGAAACTCTCCCAGTTCCTACACGGTTTACACAGATCGGACCACTAAGATTTGACAAACTCGCTAAGTTTCAAGCCTTGCGCGTAAGAACTATCACAACGAACGGCCCTATACCATTTAAAATCATCATAGAAAACGAGGCAACACTTCCTAGTAGCGCCGCATCATTTGGAGAACACATCGGAATTATTCCAGCGATTACTAATCGGGATGACGTGTATGAGATCACTCTTCCCAAGACTGTGAACGGAACTATCTTTAGAATCGAGTTTGGTCCTAACGCACTTCCGTTCTATATGTATGATGTGCAAATCAAGCATGTCTTAAGCGGAATGCAAGCTGACCCTAAGTGGATAAAAGCGTTTAGCTGGAAACCCAATGCTTAGAGATATCACAACTCTTAACGACGCTCAAAAAGCTCTGCGTGACTTGGATGATAGAGTTGCCAAATTATTCATCTCTAACATAGATATGAAAGGTAGAAGAGTTGTAAATGCTGGAGCTTCCCTTGATAAAGGGGATTACATAACTAGGGCTGAAGTAGAGAGCGCATTCGCTGATTTAAACTCAAGAGTAGAAAGTGTTAAGGCTGAAATAGAGAGAATTAAAGCCCGTCTTACGGCAGGTGGAATTTAGTGTCTGCTATTTATCAAATTAGCGCCATCACCGATCAGTTCTCGATGGGCGGCCAAGACTGCCTCCAATTAGTTGACTCGACTTTCTATTTGTTTGGTGTGGCGTGGCCCCTCGGGGATTTCACAACTCCAACAATTCAAGTTCTCAAATCTACTGATGATGGAGTTAATTGGTCGCACGTCGCATACGGACCCACAATTAGGAACTTTATAAATGGAAGTCGTAACACGACTCATAATTGGATAGCGTGTATTCCAAACGGTACAACTATCAATATTTTCTACTGTAGTTCAACGGGTGCATCTTCTCAAACAAGTCTAACAGGACTTTTAAGTGAAGTTGATTTTAATACTCTAACCGACGCATTTACCGGCGGGGCTGTTTCGGACTTTAATCCTTTTGGATATTCATTTAATAATATAGCTACATATACTGAATCTACTCAAAATGAATTTCTTCCTATGATTGTTCGTAGGACGAGCGCTGGAGTTTATCGTATAGTGATGGCTAATGAGTTTAATACGGTAACACAAGTAAGTGTTTACGCAACTACTACTTATTCTGGTGGTGTATTTTCAGCAAGTAAAGCTCCAGTTACTCTTGGGAGTTCATACCCAGGCTCCGTAATTGGTGGTATTATAGATCAGACCACTGATACTTTTACGGTCCTATTTAATGATCTCTCATCTGTTCCGTTTCAGGGCGTGCTTAATTTAGACGGAACAATCACGAGACTTCAAGACTTTAGCTCTGGTGATGTTTCATTCGCTAAGTTCTTGTATTTGGACTCTAATAAAGTATACATAAATTGGGCCTATAGACCGTCATCATCGGATTTCGCAAGCATCTTAAGTGGGGCTTCTAATTCTGATCCTATCACGCTAACTAAAGAGGATGTAGATTCTACTCTTCCAGTTGGAAATACGTATACTCAGAATCCGCAAACTGCAATCTTCAATAATGGCGATACTTGTTATTGTTCTTTCTACTTTGCTAAGAAGGTAGGTGCTACTCAGATGCATCTACTTAAATCTTTTAAAGTAGGTGCATTCTGGCAAGCGTATAATATAGAAGCGTTATTTAGTGACGCAACTGTTGATGTGGATACTAATGCGCTATTCTTTAATTATTCAGCCGTATTTCATGGCGGAAATAAGTTTAGTATGGTCGCTGGTGGGAATTTTCTAGAGCGGTTGATCGCGCTACCTCCAGCATATCCAGTGTATTTCGCGCGGGGAGATATATCTTTCCACTCTTCGTGCATCACTGTAGTTAATTTAAGTATTCAAGTAAGTGATACATTAGCTTTTGCAGATCATATTGATGTTCCTGTCCCATCAACTCCAGGTACTGGAACTGTAGTTCATAATTGTCCTGATGTTATAATCTCTAGTGCATATTGCGCTAGCATAAAGACCGCGGTTGATGAAGAACCACTGCTACATGATTGTGCAGATCAAGTGTTCGCTGAGACTGCTCAACCTTGTTTAGAGATGGAATAAGAAAGAGAGTTTAAGATGGCCGCTTTTGCCTTTCCGCTAGCGATGATGGGAATTTCAGGACTCGCTGGCCTCTTAGGAGGCCGAAAGAAAACTAACACTCAAACTCAGACGAGTACAACAAATCAAAGCGGTACTGATTCGTTTGATAACTCGTCAATGCCCGTCTTGACTCCTGAAGCGCAACGTGCTCTTGAAGTGTTGATGCCGATGCTTCAAAATAGAGTTTCTCAAGATCCCGACCTACGGGGGTATAAAAGTGAAGGTTTAAGAAATATAGGCCAAGAAGGTATAGGTGCAAGAGCGAAGCTCGCTCAAATGATAGCCCAACGCGGCTTAGGTAATTCTCCCGCTGCTGCTGGTTTATTTGCACGCCAGGGAGATCAAGAAGCTACTAGCGCAACTTCTTTCCAAAACTCAATTCCACTTCTTGCTCGCCAATTCCAGGGTGAAGATCTTGATAGATTAATGAAAGTTACATCTATGCTTCCCACTGGAATGCACCAAACTGGAACGAGGAACTTCAATAGCACTGGAACCACTAATTCGACCGGAACTATGACAGATCCCGGAAATCCTTGGGGCGGCCTAGTGAGTGGTTTAGGCCAAGGACTTGCTTCTACTTATGGATATAATTGGGCGCTAGATCAGCAAAGAAACAGAGGGATGAATCTACCTGTGCGGCGGCCCATAAATGCTGCTGGTGGGTATAATCCAGTCTATAATTCTACTGGTGAAGAGTACTAGGTGAAATATGGCGTTAAATCCCATCATAGAAGCGTTTATCACAGCGCGTGAGCAGGCCGCGCGGGACTTCAACAATAGCGAGAATCGTAAGTTCCAAGCGGAACAAGCACAAGAGCGATTCAAACAAGAGTTGGAGATCCAAAAGAATAATCTTCAACAAGAGAAGGCACTTAGAGAAGCCGAGTTTAAACTTCGAGAAGCAGAACATGCGCAGCGTAAAATCTTTGGCGAACGCGGCCAAAGTGCTGACGCGGCCAAACTCACCACCGAACTAATTACTAAGGGTTTAATGAAGCAAACCATTCCTGGATTAGTTGGGAATGAGAATGCTCCAGTTGGACAAATAGGCCAAATGGATCAAATGCTAACTCAAATTCCATCGCAAGCCCCTCAAGTTGGAGCAATTCCCAACGCCGCACCTGTTGCTGGATTCTTTCCTGGGGGTGAGGAAGAAGCAAGAAAATTCATTGGTTCTGTAACTCCATACGAGCAAGTCCAAGAGCAAGAACTTCAACAAAAGGCAATGCTTCAGGATCTTAAAGATGCTGAGTTCATGTTTCAGCAGCGAATTAAAGATAAGAGTGCGGAAGAGTTAGAGAATCTTAAAAATAAAGGTAGACTTGGAGTTGCTAGAGAACAAGGAAAATCTCGTGCTGAGATTGCAAGTTTGGATCGTGACGCGGCCAACGCACGAAACTCTGAGACTAATCGTGTAAGACTTCAAATTGCTGGAGCTAGACTTGCATCTAAAATCAAATCCGATGGCGGGGCCGATGTTCCAATTCAAGACTTAAATAACTTTATTGACGGAACTTTTAGCACTAAAGAACTCGCCCTGTATCCCTCTAAAGAGCGTCTTCGCATCATAAATGGAATGAACGCCCAAGGTTACAAACCATTAACTCCAACCGATCAAACTGCGTTAAGTAGGATGGGAGTTATCAATCAAACTGTTAGAAATGCTGAGAGACTAGCTGAGTTGTATAATGATGGCTATCGTAAGAATGCGGCTGAAATTAGTACACTAACTTCTTCAATTAATGCTGTTCTTGGTAATGTTTCGCGTGGAGTTGCAGGTGAAAAGGGTGTTCTAACTCAACCAGATATTGATCGAGTTAGACAGATTTTACCTTCTTGGTATGGGTCTATCATGACTGATGTTGCTTCTGCTTTAGGTGGTAAGGGTTACGATATAAATCGAGAGAAAGTTAAACAGCTTAGACAATATACACAAAATACTTATGGTCCTATATTTCATGGGAAGCATCCTGAACAAGCTAATATTTTAATGTTCAAAAATAATGCTGAAGGACTCTACACTCCACCTAAAATTCAGTTACGCGCCACTCCTCCTGAGTAGAGGTTAAAATGCCAGAGAAAACAGCGAATTACATAGGGCAAGAGCATATCTCTAAAAGTGGAGATAAGTGGTATTACCGAGAATTGCCGAGTGGAGAAAAAGGGTGGAGTCCAGAGCGGCCAACTGAAGAAGAGATTATTGCGGGATCGCGTGGAAGAGGTAACTTAGGTGGAACCTCTTCAGATAAAGAGCGAGCTAAGATAGTTTCTGAAGCAAAAGAATCTGGACTTTCTAATCTTGCGCTAGATACTGCGATCTCAGTCGGTGGTGATCTCACCACACTTGGAACGCACAGACTCATTCCTAAAGGCGTAGAACGTGAGGGGGTCAAAAAGGGGGCCGCGTTCCTAGCACAGAAGCTCTCAGGACTCACAGGTGGGTACTTAGGAGGAGAAGCGGCGTCAGCCGCGATGGGACGTGATGACTCGGACGTGATGTTTAGAACGGGCCTAGATCGTGCGATGGGTCAAGTAATAAATTACGGGATGGGAAAAGGTGAGAAAGTATTAAATCGAACCATTGATGCTTTCACCGGATCTACACCTGTGACGGGCGGCCAATATTTTAAAGGTGTAGTTGATGACGTACTTCCTCATCCTGCTAAAGTTCTTCGTGAGAAGTTGTTGAAGCGTGCATTACGTAATTCTCCTCCGACTCCGTCGCAAGTTAAAGACCTTGGGGAAGTTGTGGAGTTTGGTGAGAACTTTAATTTACCTACTCCTACTGCGGGTGGACTCTTTAAAGTAGATCCACGCCTTGCTGGAGATGTAAAGCGATCTGGGCTTGGTAAATCTATTCAAGAAGGTCAAGATGCGGTAGTTAGGGATCTTCTAGGAACTAAGAGTGCTGAGATTCTAAATACTGGATCTAATTTTGAAAGAGCTAAACTAGTTCAAGATACACACAGAGCTTATCGTAAAGAACGTAAAGCACAATTGAATCAGAAGTTCAGTGACTTCGATCAAATGATGGAGCAGACTCAAATTACTGTTCCAATTCCAGTACCTGGGATTAATCCAGCTACAGGACAGCCTTATCAATCTACTAAGATGGTTACTATAACCGGACCTGTTGACATTACGCCATCAATTCAAGAGATGGAGCCTCTTTCACAGGCTATTGCAGTTTTAGAGTCTCAGGGGAATTTGATCGGTCAGTCGGGCCGCCACGCCTCAAAACTGAAATCACTCTTTGATAACCTCTCAAATACACCTAAGATTAATGATAGGAGTATCGCTGACTACAACACGGTTAAAGAGATTCGAGCTGAGTTGAGTGACTTCGTAAATAGCATTCCTTCAGCTAACACACATAAAGCTCAGATTAGTGGAGTTGCAGCTAAACTCAGAGCAAGTCTTTCTAAAGACACGGATACCTCACTCATGGATCAGAGCATATATGACCCTCAAACTCAAGCCAAGTATGCTGAAGTGAAGGCTTTCACTAAAGAAAATGCTGGGATTCTAAAATCTAAGTTGGCCCTTGGGGCCGCGGCCAACGAAGACTCTCCGAATCAAGTAACTGGAAAGCAGTTTGATAAAAATCCAGAAACTCTTGTGATGAATGCGATAAAATCAGGTAGAAATGGACTAGATAATCTAGCAGTTATGCTTCCTCCTGGAGATCGTGATCTAGCTGGTGCTATTTATATGAAGCATGGATTAGATCAAGCACTAGATCCCAAAACTGGGATGTATGATTCAACACGTTTAAATAATTTCTTCTTTGGTGCTAATGGTGTTGGTGCTGGCGCGTTGGAGAGTAATGTATTTACGTCTCACCAACGAAAAACAGTTAGACAATTCGTAAAGTATATGCAAACCCATGAAGCTCTTGCGAACCCAACTAGTTCTGGGTCTGCATTAGAGAATACCGCAATTAAAGGTGCGGTGTATCTAGGAACTGCTGGAGTTGGAAAGTTGATGGGACACACTTTCGGCGCCGGTGGTGCGGTTGGTGGTGCCCTTGCAGCTGGTATTCCCATAACTCGTGACTTTCTTGAGGATGTTTTAATGGACCCCGAAGGGGGAAGGAAGATTCTCAACTATATTCACGCTCCAACTACTAAAGCTAAAGCAAATAATCTTCGGGATCTAATTGAATTCACGATTCGAAATGGGGCTAAAGTTGTGCTTCGTGCCCCTAACGGAGAAGAGGTAGAGAAGAACTAACCCGCGAAGCGGGGTTAGACCTCACTCTTGTTATAAATCTCAAGACATCTCGGTGTCATCTGATAATATATCTTAGGTTCTGCGATTATAGTTACGATCAATCCCGCTTGCTCAAGTGTACTTACTAGTTTATCTAGTTCTTCACTTGTGATTTGATGCCAATGATCCAGAAGCACTTGCTTACGATCTAGTTTATAGTTTGGTGCTTCAAATAATGCTGTTAACAGGATGGCCCCCGCCGATGCTTGTGTTCCTTTTCCGCTACTCATTGCATATGCCTCATAATTCGCCCGTAGAGATGTCGTTTGCACGATAGCCTCTTCCACGTCTGTCACTCCTATTTCCATTTCCCCTCTTGCTGCCGCAAGGATCATTGCGATTTTAAGAACTCCTGCGTGTATTCGGTGTGTCACTCCTGTTCTATCTTTAATTTTAGAGTACGACTTGTATAAGTTGTTGTACCACTTCTCATAGAATGTTATAGCGTCCTCGGTGAGTTTGAATTGGCCGCTCATGGCTCCGATGATTTTGAGACTTGCGAGAATAGCATCTTTACTACACTTCTCTTCGGGAATTCGCAACAACGAATTACTTTCTCTGCGTTCGTCTGGTTTAATCATGAAGGTGCGGCCTAAGAGTCCACCATATACGGCTCTGTTATCATAAACTTCTTTAAGAAATGTCTCATTAGATGCTGCAAGCATCGTGATGCACATATTCTTGATGACCACCGTCTCACTCTTTAATCCATATTCAAATACCTCCTTAAAATCATACATATCTGTGAGTATTGGGACGCATTGTGGATCTTCCACGAAGAATGAAGCCAACTCCTCAGCTACAAGAATCGCACTCCCTCCTTGAATTGTTACTCCTGACGCATAAGAAGATGGCTTATTTTGGCTCAAGGCTTGAAGGATCTTTTGAATTGAATTACGTCCTGAGAAGACTTTGGTCTTTCCTGACTCATTCAGAAGTGATGTTGCCATGAGCGGTCCACCGCTTTTACGATATTCCGCAGAGTCAGCTAAGAGCACTACATAAATGTTCGGATATATTCTTCTAAGTCCTGCCTGGATATGGACATTATTTCTTAGCGTGGCGGCTACCACCGCATAAGCACTCCATCTCCAAAATGATGTAGGAGATTCATATTCGCTAGTAAGAGTAATGAAGTCATTTATGAAGTTCATTACACTCCCCCGTATGGATCTTCTTTTCTCATCTCCATCGCGTCATACTCTTTTCCCTCGAATGAGTTTAACGTCTCTTTACTGAATTCAATGATCTTCATGTCGGGGTTGTTACTTACTACTGCTCTAAACGTGAACTCCTTGTTCTCTACAACTGTAGCCCATAAGTTATTTCTTAAACGATAAGTATCGCCGATTCCCATAACAGATTCCCTTCTAAACGTCAAATCTTAACTTCTTGTAGGTGCATCCAATTCTCACCAACACTTACTTCCGCAGGTACTACTAACTTCACATCTCTAGATAATGAGCAGGTAGAATAATCTAACGGCCTTTCCATAATTCTCTTCACGACCGCAAGATCAGAAAGCTCATTACCTATTCGTGTCTCCATAAGTAAGCCATCATGCATTTCTGCGAGAAAGCGTATTTTGGGCCGCTCGGCGAGAATTAGCGGGATGGAGAACTTAGTGTGATCCGAAACAGCGCTTTGAGGAATGTACGCGATGGCTTCTTTTATCAACTCGTCATTCATCGTGGCGAAGAAAGTCCGGGAGCGGCCTACGGGAGTTCTGAGTTTTCTATTTTTTCGCACTTCCTGTTCTATCTCGTAATGAAATACTTCACGTATCTTTGGATTCGCAGCGTGGAAACGCACTAGCATCTCATCACATGCCTTAATAGGCATATGCGTCATACTAGATAACATACCTCCCTTCATTTTGTAGTGGCCGCCGTGCCTTATTCTCTTTCCCATGTCATAGTACATGATTCCGATTCCAGGGATTGAGGGGCCGCTCTTAGTTATTAGTGCGGGGTCCATCCCAAATATAGCTCCAGCGGTCTTTGAGTGGACACTAGGCTTTTGATCGAATGATTCAAGCAATTCCCAGTCCTCTGCGAGTACTGCCACATGTCTTGCTTCGGCCTGCGAACCGTCTGCCTCTATAAATATGCATCCGTGTGATGGAACAAACATTGATCTGAGGTCATGTGCAATACTCTTGTCCTCAAAGTCCTCGAACACTTCCTCATCTATCTTGAATCCATGTTTGGATATGGTTTGTAGAGAGCGACCAATTCGCTTAAGTTCACCTTTGATAAATATTTCATCAAGAGATTTAGAATAGCTTGATCGTCCTGTTTCGGTTCCGCAAAGATTACTTGTACTTCTAAAGCGCCCGTCAAGTGAGATAGGCGTGTGTAGATATTCGAGGATCTTAGCGAGTTTACGGCAGACAATAATTCTTGCAACGACTGGTTTTCCGAGTGGTCCAGCTTTGTCGATATGATTGATAAGAAGATCATCTAGAGTTCCCTTATCCGTCTTGTAACTCTTCTCCCCAGACTCTAAGAATTTAAACTTCTTGGGGAAGCCGAGTTCGTCATAAATTAACTTTCCGACTTGTAATGGTGATCCGGGGTTGAATTGGTCATTGTTAACCAATGCTCGAAGGGTAAAGACATTTGAGTCGTAGAGGGATTTGTACTTGTCGATGAGTTGAGTTCTTCTTGAATCATCAATTCTAATTCCTGTCTCATCCATTCGTTTATATATCGGTAAAAGTTGAGCAAGAGAAGTGCTGAACCGTAATAAGTCTGGGTCCTCTGCGAGTTCTTCATCTTGCTTTGTGGACACGACATGAGTTGCGATTCCATCGTAAGCGTTATAGAGATAGAGCTTATCTTTAGTTTGGCGTCTTGGGTCAAAGTCTTTTCCCTCGTCTTTATAGTAATTTACTTTCGTGTATATTGAAGTGTAAAAGTCTAAACCCTTCGGTAACTCAGGGTAAAGCACCGAGCCTTTTAGCATGGTGTCCCCGATGACGTTATTTACTTGAAATCCGAATCTCTCAAGTATAACCCAATCATACTTAATGTTTTGATTTACTTTTGGGATTGGATGTCTTAACAGCTTATCTACATAAATGAGCATGGCCGCTCGCTCGGTTTTAGAAATGGAGTCCTCAAGAAGTGGTACGCAGCATCCCTCAACCCCATCAAAACTGAATCCGATGCAAGTTATGATGCCCCCGTATGTCTCTATGTCGAACACGAGGAATTTGGGGGAAGCGGCCATCGAGCGAGTTACATAATTATAAAATGCCTCTGCGGTCTTTGCAACCCATCTTGTTCCATACTCTGTGATGGGTAAGTTGGTATACCTATTAGCAACTATTTTTCCATAGTCTAGTCCAGCGTATGATGCTGCGGCTTGGTCACTAAGTAGGATCTGGGGCGATATGGCCGGGATCACACGTATAGGCCGCTCTAAGTGCATCTGCCAGTCCTCACGCAATGGTAGAACACTTCCCCGGTAACAATAGATCCAGTGCTTACGATTTCTAGGCTTCGTGATAAGTTTGATGTGCGGAAACACTGTGCCTAGAGCTAAATCATCTAGTGGTACGATGACATTGGGCCTTAACTCTTTAATTTCTTTGAAGAGTAAGTCCTCATAGAATTGCACATCAATGTGAGCCAGGGCTTTCCTGAGTTTTGGGAGAGAGGTTCCCATAAAATCTACTCTCTCCCGTATTACAACAGCTCTATAACACTCATTAATTGAAACTCCATGCTCTCTAAGATGGGAGTTTAGTTTAGACTCGAACATTCCCGAAAGAGCCATTCCCTTATTCAAATCCGCGTTTAGCGGGATGCCCCCCAGGAATAGTATTGTGGCACTTCCGTAACCGTGCGATGCTACGGTTGGATTTGGAGTGTTTTTTACTTCATTCGATTCTTTGGGTGGTTTCTTAGCTTTTAGGATCATCCCTACGCCTTAGCACATCTTCAGCGCTAACTACAATTTCCGTTACCGCATCCGGGAGGTAATCAAGTCCTGTAGTTATAGCATGAATTAGCATATAAAGAGCATTTTCAAGTACGAATATTCGCTTATTTGCTTCGTTTAATGAATCATCCATAAATCACATCCAAGAGATGCTGAAGCGGCCCTTAATTTGCTCGTCCATAAGAATGGACTCTTCTGAGTATGTTACTAGGTATCCAGCGTCAATGAATGAACTCTTGAGTTGATTCAAGACGTTTCTATTCACTTGCTTATTCTTGAGTTGGTGACTGATTTGAACTATTGAGTTACCTTTGTGAGCTTCACCTTCAATAGTCTCTACCATCTCGTTTCTGAGTCTAGTGTAGAGTCTATCATCGAACGTGTTTATAGATTCTTGTGCCTTAGCTCTCATTGCGGCAGCAAGTGGGATCTTTGTGTCTTGGTCTTCCATCTTATATTCCTTACTTTCAAGTGAATTTATACATTCTAGACACCACAAACCAATTAAATAATCAGAAGCATCAGATTGTGAGCCACATCTCGTACATATCACTTTTTAGATGCTCCTACTACTAGTTTCTCAGCTATGTCACCAATGCTCTTGAGAGCATTCTTGAACTCATTAAAATCTGCGAGTTGAGTTTTAGCAACTACTTGGCCCACAGGAGTTTGGAGAAACTTAACGTACTCCTGACCTAGAGCACAAGCTGCTATAATTGCGTTTGCTACTGCTGTTACTGGGTCCATACTTACCTCATAAATTTAGTTGAATTAAAGCGGTGGCCGCCCGAGCCAGAGAGACAATGCCAGGCGCGGCCACCAATGAGATTAGTTAGATCTCAAGTTAGAACGCTGCCTCTGCATTATACGCAGCGAACCCATCAATTTTAGCAATCATACGACCTTCAAACTGTTCGTTGATTACTTTAACTTGGAGCTTCTTACCGATCACTTCATCGGAATTGAATGCGAAATTAGGCCCGCTCGTCTCCTCAACGATCTGCTTGAGGGGCTTTTCCATTGCTGCCGCAATGAACGGGGCAATGCGTCCGAGAGCTTGAGAGTTGAAGTACACAAGCATCTCACGGTCATTAGCGGATGTTCCTGGAGCAGTCAATTTAATTCGCGGAACATAGTTCAGAGAGTTCCCTCCATTCTTAGGCGGCTTCACGTCAAAGGAGAGTACTTCCCCTTTATACCACCCCGCAGGAATCAAGTCCTGCATCAAGTCTGATTTCGGAATGTTGATGATAGGCATCGAATTTACTTTCTTCTTTCTATTCTTACTTGGGTTGAGTTGGAGTTGTTGGTGTGATTAGAGATGTGAGATAGTTGTGGAAGTTCTTGTTAGTTATGTCATGTTGTCCTGGTCCTATTCCATAGGAATTTTTAGCTAAGTCAGTTGCAAACTCTACACGATAGTAGAGTTTATTATTTCCCTGGTCACGGGAAAACCTAAAGACGTTATCGAAATATGCTTGTACGCTCTCACCTAACTGATCCCTCACGGTGAGTTTCTCACCCTTCACTTCGTTTGGGGAGTATGGGTCACTAGGATCTACTTTTCCATATTTATCAATGGTGTGAGCTGAACAAATCACATTACACGGTAACATCCTGAGAAAATCAAATACTTGATGAGTGGCGCTAACTTCAAATCCGTAATCGCCGGGGCCGCTCATGCGTAAAGTCCCGATGGTCTTGCCCTTTAGGAAACCATGCGCGGCGGCCAAGAATACACGACTCATCGAGAACATTGAATCTATGACTACTGTTTTGTATGGGAATGTTCCTGAGTTACGCATCTGATCCCAAGAGACGAGCAAGTTATCGAACTTCTCATATCCTGATTTGGCACGAGCATTGAACTGTTCGTACTCAATTCCTGAAGTATTCTCTATACACTTAGAAGAGACTCCTCCTTCTATACCTGAGATGCGGAAATCAAAATCCAAGATCATCATAGGTCTAGGGAAAGAAGCGGCGGCCACGGATTTTCCATCCCCGGAGCGGCCCACGAATAGGCCCAAGAACTTTTGCTCAGCCTTCGGCTTCGCAAGATAAGAATCTAATGATGGCATAAGTTAAAATTTAAATTCCCCCTAACTCAATATCTTTTGACTCTCTGAATATTCTTTTCTTCTCTTCTTCATATCTTACTCTTGTTCGTTCTGCGCATTTTAAATGCCATATACCCATTCTAAGATGGATGTTAATTAGACCCTCATAATGGAGTACGCAACAAATGAGAAGCGTAAAAGTGAAGAATCCAACTAAAATTGCTTCCATAAGTTAAACATTCTTATCCCATCTCAACTTCTCGTCATACTTCTGTGAAGAGTTTAGAATTTGGTCTAGGACTTGCTCAATTCTCTTAACCTTTTTAGCTTTGTTGCTCTTAGAACAGCTTAAGCACGCGGGAACTTTATTCTTAAGTTGAGCTTTAGTTAGAATAAAACTCTCTTTACACTTTCCGCACAGTGCTCTCTTATTTTCTAAGTATTCACGGTTATGGTAATGAGAGCAGTCGGGATGTACACACCGATAAATGTCTTTATTCTTTGAGGATCTGACGTACTCATGGATGTGACCTGCGTTAACCTTCACTTCTGGTGGTTTAGCCTGCGGATTTAGAATCATCTCTACTCCTCTCTAGGTATTCAGTGATTGCAACAAATTGCTCACTCGTTGCAGGAACGTCATTAATACATATAAGCGTATCCGACATTTCAACACAGCCGAGACCCTCGACATAAAATGCGATATAGTCTGGTAGGCCGCTCGTGCTGTTTGCGATGCGGCTAAAATCTTCTGAGAGTTTATTTAAATTCACCACGGCCTCCATTTACTTTCCCCAACTAGATAGTTGGATTTAATTATAGACTTCTTCATGTCAGGGCTTTCCGTCTCGCACAGCTTTGTGTATTGACACGGATTCGAACCAAAAGCACCTGCACAACTCACAAGATTCTCAGAGATATCACCACTCAAGATCTTGTAGAAAACCTTCTCGACCTGCTTTTCCCATCTGTGCATCATAAATGGTGTGATCTTTACGGGTTGACGCCTGAACCACTTGTTAACGTCTTTCTCGGCTTGAAAGCCGATATAATTAATCACCGCGTAGCGGGCGCGCGCGGCCCACGCATAAGTTAGAAACTGAACAGAGTACTCATAAAGATTATTGAATCTGCTCTGAGTCTTGTGATCGACTACACACAACTCATCCCCATATACTTCTAACTTAGCGAGTAAATCAATTCGTCCTTCAATGATAAATACGAACTTCTTACCTCTAGCGTCTCGCCCGGACCTAAACTCTTTGCTGAACCCTAGTTCAACTCCGGCGTCACCATTTGGAGCACTCACTACTTTAAAATCCCGTCCCGTAGCGGCGTAATGAAATACGTACATCATAAACCGCTCTACCACAAAAGTAATATCTTCTTCCTTGAGTGCGGGGATTTTACGCCACTCTTCCTTGTTATCCGCCAGATTATTCGTAAAATCCCGCGCTGCACGCTCTGCACACTCTTTAAAGTCTGTTCCGTCAGAACGTAAACGATAAAATCGATCAAGTAGGTCATGCATCACCGTGCCCATATTTAGCGCTTTCTCTGATGCTCCAACGATACTTAACAAGTCTACGTACTGGAGCTTCCATGAGAGTGGGCATTTTAAGTATTGAACTATTTGTGATGAGTCAAGAGTTATTATTTTCATGTATTTTAGTTTTAGTGTTAGGTAAGAGTCCCATCTCTTCATACTTAGATAAGATGTTGAGGTTGGCCGCGCAGTGTCCTAAATGATCCTCCACGACATAACCATCTTTGAGATAATCTCCTCTTAACGACGCTAGGATGTGCTCATTGTACATGAGGAGATGCTTTATGGCGTTCCCAATTCGTCCTAGCGCGAACTTAAGATCCGCTTTCATGTAGTTCTTCTCTTCAGGATTCAATTCTTGTTCATATTTGGTGAATCCTTCAGTCATGGCTAGCGCGGCCCTCTCCAAGAAACAAAAGTTTAGATCTTGGAATCTGGTTGGGTTCGTGATGTCTTGAATCGCTTCGCTGGAATTAACTTTAAAAAATGGGCAGTTCTTATCGTGATCTCCATTATAGAACTCCATCAAGTGACAGTTGCATTTGCTCATAAATTTGTTTTTAATTAGTATTTCTCACTACCAATGCTCTTGATATTATGGTAAGGCACGAACTCTTCACCGCGCCAGAAACCCCCATTCTTACGGATCTCTATCACTACTTCCTGAATAGTTGGGGGCCGCGTCTCGCCAAACGTGATAACTCCTGGAATTGGTGAGGCGAGTTTATTCGCATCCACTTCTAGTTCACGACACTCCTCACCTTCACATGCGTATACTACTTTATATTCCATTTCTTTCTCCTTTATTCTTCTAGCCATTCTTTGAGAATTGACATTAATTCAAAAGCGACTTCAGGTTCCAGATAAATTGAGTTCGTAACAGCTACTCCATTTTCTGTAGTTATTAAAAACATAGTTCCATCATGAACTGATGTACCGTATACTCCATCTCCGATATATCTTTTCTGTTGGCGTTTCATTTTATAATTTATTATTCACCACTATCTCGCTCAACTCTCTTATGCTTTCAAGGTCTGAACTAAAATTCCACTCTTTCGAGACGGTTTCACCAACGATTTGGCGTTTCTTACTGATTAGTTCGTGGAAGAACATATCAACTGTGCCTCTTGCGATAAAGTAAGTGACCGTCACCGCGCTTACTTGGCCGTTCCGGTGGAAGCGGCCCTCGAATTGTTCCTCATCAGCCGCATTCCATGCTCGCTCAAGTACTAGCGCGTTTGCACAGTTCTGGAGATTTAAACCCTCACCGCCACTCTTCATATTTAAAATTAAAAGTCTGATGTCATCGCGCATAAAAGCCTGGACGATTCGATCTTTCTTCATTGCACTATCCTCTCCTGAGAGAGATTCACAGGCATATCCACCGCCCTGAAATATGTACTTGAGCGTATCCCGCACGACAGTGTGATGAATCCCAATGCATAAATTCTCTTCTGTCGAATCTAAGTGCTCTTGTGCAAATTCGATAGCGTTTTGACACTTAGATTCACCAGTGATGGCTCTTAATTTAGCTAACCAACCTAACATTGTGGTTGCGTTCTTAGCTTCGCTCGGGTCATTGAGATAGTTGCTGAACATATCCAATGCCTTATTATAACTTCCCTTGAGCTTCTCATCTTCTATCTCAACATACACAAAGTTACGCGATAGCGGAGGTAAGTTAGTGAGAACTTCATGTTTCTCCCTACGGAGAATATACTTAGAAGTTAGATCTTTAAACTTTTGGAGGTAATAAGGGTTAATTCGAGTCCACTGATACTTATCGTTTTGCATCAACCATCTTTTTCTAAACCTATCTAGTGAATGGAATGTTCCCGGATCAAGAAGGTTTAGAATCGTGAAGTACTCATCAGCTTTATTTTTAATGGGAGTTGCCGAGAGCGCAATGATATGCTCGATATCTAAATTCTGGATGTACGTGATGAGATTTATGGTTCTCTTCGAGCTTGGGTTCTTGTAGTTGTGAACTTCATCAAGAATTATAGTTTTAATTCCGAGCACTCCCAAAAGACCAGTTTTTTCTAGCTCTTCTTTTTTGAGTCTCGTAAATAAATCCATGCTCATAACATAAGCCTGGAAGCCAGGAATTAGATTAACTCTTGATGTTACCGGCATCACTCGCATAGGCAGTGAGTCACACCATCTACGGAATTCTTCACTCCACTGATAAATGAGACCGCCCTTAACTAGAATTAAAGCGGGGAATGCCTTCTCACGATTCTCGCGCAGCGCGATGAGAGCTTGAATAGTCTTTCCGAGTCCGGTTGCATCAGCGATGAGGCATCTGAGATTCGAGCGTTCTATAAATTTAACTCCCTCGGTTTGAAAGTCATAACTCTTCATGGTGCTGTCACAGCTCACATAGTTCGCTGGGTCACAATTTGTTAGGGGAGTTGCTTCATTCGAGGGAGTTAAATTTAAAATCTCCTGCGGAGATGGGATTTCAAATCCATTTGAAGTGGGGAGTGGGCCGCTGCCGGCGGGGGCGGGCGCGGCCATCACTTGTATAAGGGTCGGTGGCGGGGTCGGATTTGGCTCTAGGATGACCGCTGACGAGTCGGTGAGCAGGGGTTGAGTCTCCGCACCCTCCGTAGGCGCGGCCACCACAGCGACCGGAGACGAAATTACACTATTTTCATGAGTTTCATTTCCGTTGAAATGAGTGTTTACATGACCACACTTAAAAACCACGTAGAGCGTTTTCCCAACGGGGATTTTAGTTTGGATCTCTTTACGTCCACAATTACTACAAGATTCAGCGAGTTTCATTTTAATTTATTTAGCGGTTTAGTTGAGTAAATAGTTTTGTCAAAGTGACGAGCCACATAAAGTGGCGTAAATCCATAACTTTTCTTTTCAGAAATTAGTTTTAGAAGTGACTCTTTAGATCTCGCCATCTCCAAACAGTTTGCGACCTGAGAAATACTCTTGTTTAACTTTTGTGCGATCTCAGGCCCGTTGAAATTCCCATTTCTGAAAAGTTCTAAGACCTGAGATTCGAGTGGAGTTAATTTTGGGTCTTTACGTTCGAGGAGTCGCATAATTCTTCAGCCCATGTTCCAGTCATGTAACAAATCTGTTTAGATTCAGGTTCTAAATGAACAGCTAAGAATCCAGAATCATCGACTAAAACTTTGCGCTTGCAGTTCGGACAAATTGCTCGCATAAATTTAGCTCCATTTAGTTTTCTCTGTAAATTAAAATCTCCAAAAACTCTCCCGCTTCGCGGAGGAGTTTCTGAGTACTTTAATCTCTTTCCCCGAAGGGGGTTAGCTCTCCTTTTTAATTTGAAGTTTCATGACCATGTCACGGGCTGTTGCGAAATCGCATCCCAAAGTTCGCTGGATCTTTTTGATCCCCTTGAATACCATCTTGTCGATGGGATCAATTCCCGCCGTGACGGGATTCTTGATCTCATCGCCCTGATTATCAATGTGGATCTTTCCGTTGATCTTGGCGCTCTTCTTGGCTCGAATGTTTTCTGTGTTCTCTTTTAGTTTGAGTAGATCCGTTTCGACTTCAATTTTAATTTTAGTTTTGGACAATTCTCTCGCGAGTCTAGAAAAAAGTGCGAGATGTGTTTGACACGTATCAATCCATGAAATGGCATCTTCTAGCGTACAACCTTCGAATCGGCTCCGCTGAACTTCCAGGAAATCTTTAATTTCGTGCCCGTCTGCGGTGGGGATGTATGTTCCCGAAGGTGGAGCATTTACCATCACGAAACAAGTGCGGAACTGATTTGATAAGTTCTGGAGTTGGTTCAAATCGTTTTGGGCCTCTGCTAGAGAGGCCCGTGCAGTGTCGAGTGAATTTGTTAGTTCGCCCATTATCGTATGCTCTTTATCTTTGCGTAGGCTTTCATGGTGTAGCCAAGTGGAGATGTCTTGAGCGCGGCCCACAACCGATCCTCGGTTACATATTCTCCATCAAGAATTGCTTGATGATACTCCTTAGCATATTCATCACCCGATGTGAGAATATCATCTAACATTTGAATGATGTCGGTTTCATCAATGTGCATGATGTGGTTTGCGCCATTGAAGGTGAATGCTATGTAGCAAGTGTTAGTTTTTGACATTTGTTCTTTCGTCATTTTATTTAAACATCCGTTCGAGTTCGTTCATGCTCATCGTTTCACGTTCGTGAGATCTTCCTGCCTCGAACATAAGAAGCGTAAGCATAACTACCGGATCAATGTCGAGATACTTTGCGAGTTTAGTTGATAGGCCCGTCACGGTGTCGATCATGCCGATCATTTTACGCGCTACTTGCGGCGTGACGTTTCCATCGGCGCATCCATATAGAGCGTGATCGTCCAGAACTTCTACGCATCGCTTTGGGTCAGCCAAGAGTTTCGTTGCGGCGGTCATGAAAGGCGAGCCGAATTGTTCGAGGACTATATCTAGTTCTCGATTTAGCTTTTTTTGTTCCATAGTGTTTTCTCCGGTATTTTGGTGGTCTCTAGCTCTGGCCGCCCTGAGTCCGTGTTTCGGGGGCGGTATGAAGGTAGTATAGGGGCAGTTTGGGGGGTAGTCAAGAGGAAAGTTAAAAAAGTTAAAATGTCTGGGGTCATGGGGTTAGCTCTCTTCGCGAAGCTAACTCCCTCCCTACCCCGAAGGGGGGTGTCTGGATGGGCTGTTTATGAAAGAAGCTTCATGTGGGGGAGGAGGAGAGCTAAGTCCTTTAGAATCAAGGGGGTGTCCGCCATAGGTTTAGAAATTATTAAAAAAAAATAATATATGTAAACAGCCAATTATGAAGTCCTATACTTAATTCCCGCTAAGTCCTTGATTCTAAAGCACTTACGCCAGATTAAGCCATTTTCACTATACAGGGGTAGGGGGGGGGGGGTCTTTACCTGGGGAGGGAGTTCAAAATTTGAGATAGTCTAAGTTGCTGATTTTAAAACTAGATGAGTTAAAATGAGATGCTACTGAACTACTCCGTGAACCACCTATTTTTCACCTCGAAACCGGGGTAGAGTGTACTTCTGACACTAAGGTCGAAACTGTTCTTGTGTCCGACATCTTATATGATAGGGCGCTTTGGGGCGCTAAGGGGCCGCCACGCTTCTGATCGGCGTGGGGTGTCTCGGTGTATCCTCCGAAAAGCGGCCCGTTTTAGTCGCTTTTGAGGGTAGTTGCGTGGGCCGTAACTCTAGCATTCTAAGGGGGTTAGCGTAAGCCCTTTGGAATCATGGGGATGGCGGGGCCTGAAAACAGAATTTTCAGTGATTTTAACTATAGACGTGGGTTTTAGTTTGGATCAGCGAGTAGCTGTGAATGAGTTAAAAAAGTTAGAAATACTTCTCGAAGGGACTTGCATTTCATGTCGAGTCGTTGTAGGATGGTCATGTAAGCAAATTCAAACCCGTGAAGCGGGACTGGCAGAGTAGACGGGGCGTTAACAGGGCCGTTCTAACGAGGGGCTAACAAACGACGCAAAGCTGCTCTGCCAGTATTAAAGAAAAGAAAGAAGGATATAAGATGGCCGCTGCTACAGTTAACCCCGTAGGGGTTGAGAAGCTCCAGAAGGTTTATAAGTATTTCGACCTGTCCAACCTGACTCAAAAGACCAAAGAGGTTACGGCGGATTTTACGCCCGCTGCAAGCGTTGAGGAAGGTTCGGCGCGACTCGCTGATGAGAAGTTGCTTTTGGGTGCGATCAATGATCGGCTTCGTAAACTCACTCTTGCTCAGGAGAGGAAGAAGGTTGTTTCTGAAGGCGCTAGCAAAACCGCAGTATTGAAGCTCGCAGCTGGATTCCGTCAAGTGTTGCCTTTCTCGGCGATGCTCGAAACCGGAGCGAACGGAAAGCCCACGCGTGAGTCGAAGGTAAAACAGACTCGTGCGATTCTTGATGCGTTTCTCACCATGCCGTTCATTCTTGAATCGCTGAAGGCGACGAGCGCGGTCGATGACGATGATGATGAGGAAGGTGACGACGAATAGTTAGCGCGTCCATAAGTAGTTAGCGGGAACTACTCTAAAATAATCCCGCTCTCGAATTAAAAATCTATTCATAAATCAGATTCATAAACTAAAAACTAAATACTCTCTCGGCTCTCGCTCACCGGCGAAGCCGGGAGAGTTTTTTATTTTAGATTTTAGAATTCAACGAGCGGAGCGAATTAAAATACTAGACGTGTTGTTTCGCGTAGGAAAGATCCGAGCGGAGCGAGGTGTAGGGATACTCGAAAGATGAGTTGACGCGTCTCAGGGCAAGTGTGCGCGATTTAAAATAGTTTGGCATGAGATTAGTTTAGCTTGCCGACGAGCGAAGTGAGTCGATACGGAGTGTATTTAAATTGAGTAAAAGAAAACCCCGCTAGGGGTTTAAAATTCTAGTTCTTCCTGTTCGTATGTTTCGTACGGTTCACGCGGGTCAGGCGTGATTTGTTCATGGAGTGTAACGAGTGTACAAGATTCGCATAGCGTCGAAAGCGCTGGCATCCCACACGTGTAGCAGCAATATTCTAGAGAGTTCATTGGATCTTTCCTTCCCCGTCTTGCAGTTTGTTTTTCATAGAGTCTATCCACTTCTCGCACGAAGTGAGTGTACGGAAATGCGCCATTTCGTCGTATCGGCCTGAGATTACAACATCACCGGGGAGTGTGATTCCGTAGTTTCTGCCTACACCTTCTGTGTGTAGGAAATGATGAATCAGGTTGAACTCACACGTTCTAAGGAACGATGCGTCGCAACATACTGCCGCGAGAGCCGTGACGTTTAAATAATCTGTGGAGCGCTTGGCTAGGATACGAGATTCGTATTTTTGCCCTGCTACTGTATTGTCCCATCCAAGCCACAACTCAACTCTGTTTCCCTTCGACTCTAAGGAATCTATCAATGAGAGAATCGCCGCGCCACGAATGTATAGCGCGTCATCATCTGAATCGACGTGAACTTCTGGGCTAAAAACCACTCGGATGTCTTTTCCCTTGCGTGGAACGATGCGAGAGAAGCACTCAGGAACTCCTGAGAGGTACGTAGCAACGTCCAGTGAGCCACCAGACACGTCCATTGTACGAGTACGAGTGTTGATGAACTCTGACGTGTTTAGTTGCGTAGTAAAGTTCTGGATGCGTTTCAGGATCGAGGGATCTGGGAGTCGCATCTTTCGAGTGTTAGGTTTTCCATGCGGGGCATAGGAAAGTTCGTCGCAATCTGTGAGGTAGGATTCTAGCGAAGCCCACGTCACAATGCACGAGTTCGCGCATAGTGGCTTTTGAGGATGTTTTTCTTTTGTGATGTATTTCATGGTTTGCTCTTTTCTAGAAAGTTAAGGGGCATAGTTTCAGGAGTGTTTCGCGTTGCGCGTATTGCTTGAAGATAGCCATTTCCGCAGACTGCGAAGCGGAGAATCCGAGAGAAAGGAGTTTCACGAGTTTCAGCATCCCTCGCATTGAGACCACGAGTTCATGACCCTTGATTCCCTCGATTGGTTCGACGATCTTACGGAGGTCATGCGCCCATCTGACCACTCGTTCTGTTTTTGGTCCGGGCGCAATCTTCAGGCACAAGTTCAATTCGAGTTCCGGGTCGTATTTCCAGTCAATCATTACGAATCGTTCGATGGCCGCTGCATCTTGACGTTGTCGGCCAGGGAACATCGAATTAGGCCCACGTAGAAAAGTGTTGCCATTGCCTATCGCAATGAAGTTCGCGTGGCGTGTGACCTTCTGGTATTCCTCATCTTTTGTACGTCCAGCGAAGTAGGTTTCGCCATTGTCCAAAAGATTGTTCATGAGTGTAAACACGTTCGTGTTGCTGTTATCGAGTTCAGCAATGTCCAGAACTCCGCCATGCTTGTAGAATTTGTACAGGATCTTTCCGACGTAGTTCCCATCTGCGTTTTGATATCCGAATACCTCTGATGGCATCGTGGCATCGCTCAGGGCAATGTAAGCGTAGTCTAGGCCCAATGATTCCGCAGCTTTCTTGATCGCGTAGGACTTTCCGGCACCTGGCGAACCACCTAAGTAACAATCCATTCTGGCGTCGATCAAGCGGAGCAAATCAGGATATTGAATGTGGTGGTCGCGTTTGATTCCCGTTGCGCTTGTGGTGATCGTTTTGAAGTCGGGGTGGGGTTCGACGGGTTTCTCTTCTTTGTATTCTTCGTATGGTTTGGGAGTTTCGACAGGTTCTGATTTTGGCTCAGGTTTGGGAGTTGCGTTTGCGTCTTGGGGATTCTGATTTGTCGAAGGTTTGTCTTTTCCGTTGAAGTTCGCGCAATCGTAGTGGCGCCAGACATGGCCGATTATTGGAGTGTAGGTGCCAGTGTAGCGTCCTAATCTTTCCTTTGTAGGGCTGAACGTCCAATTCAGTGATCCACGTTCGATAGGCGTGTCACACAAGGGGCAAATCGGAATTGCCGTCACGGGTACATATTTTGTCGGATTGAATGGTGTAGTTGGTTTGATGTTTGGCATTTGGTTTTCCTGGTTTGGATTTTCTCGGACAATCCATTATGGGTATGCTTATCGACCTGTCAAGCCCATTCTTAATTAAACTTAACATTTTCTAAAGTTAATCTAAAATCTAAAAGCGCTTTAGTATGCAAAGTTCGAACGCATCATTGTATATGCACGTTCGCGGAAAACCTGAGCGCGGCCCGATTTGAACATGGGCCGCATTTGCGTCAGGATGCGATATGCGCGTTTAATTTTTAGAACGTCCGTCACTGCCTCCAAAAAGACTTGTGAGATCCTGGGGCATTTTACTATTTGGTTAATTAAGTGGTTTTACTTATATCCTCAGCTTGTGAATATCAGCGTTACTTCTATTGATGTACGCGCTTACACTTATATCTTGGGCATTGCGTTATCCATTATTCTAATGTTGATGATGTTCACATGTGTTAGAGTACTTTGTATCATGAAGTGCTTTGTGTTATAGTGTACTTTGTGGTTTAAAGTGCTTTGTGTTATGAAGTGCTTTGTGTTTTAAAGTACTTTGCGGCCCCACCCGATCCCCCAACCCCCGGCCCTGGCGTACTTTATACTTATGTAGTGACCCCACTAAAGAAAAATAGACCCCGCTAAAGAAAAACTGAAAACTAGAAATAAATAACTTCAAAGCAGAATAAAAAATAAAAAATAAAATGAGATGCGTAAGCGGCCACCCCCCGCTACGCGGTCGTATCCTTATGTATATGCGCGTCACAGCGCGAGAGCGGCCAACGCGACACCGGAGGGGCGTGTATACGTTACAAAAAGTCTCTAACCCAATGATAACACGCCACATCTAGGGTTGACGCTACGCGGGAATGGTGTTACAATCGCTTCAACGCCTACGCGGAGTCTCGAAAAGGCTAGCGAGACAACGCCATATCCGCGATGCGTGGGCCGCGCCCGGCTCCGACCACCCGACGCGGCCACCATTTAATAAAATGTCATCACAAGAAAATAATGAAATCCGCGAAGCGGAACGAGAACTCGAACGCCTCATAAATAATCCATTGAAGCATTTCATGGATGCTATAAATAATGCAGGAGGAAGTAATGATCCTGAAACCCCCGAAGGAACAGCACAAATCTGCTCTTGAAGTAATTGAGCGAGAATTACCGAAACCTGTTGTAAAGCGCAAACTAGAAGATCCAGCGATTCGCGCGCTACGTGAAGCCTCCATCCTCCCAAAAAGAGAACTAGTTCTAATAGATAGAACAGATGGAGATGAAGTAACTCCTGCTGAAGCAGCGAGACGCGCATTTGAAGACCAAGGACTCAGCTTTGCATTTATCGCAATGGAAGTAAATGAGATCATTAGAAATAGTGATCCAGTTATTAAGATGAAAGCAATTGAGTTCGCCACAAAGATTCTAGCGAACAATGTCTCAGGACGTGACGAATCTCCATTACCTCAACCTGTCGTGAACATCAACATTATGGCCCACACTAAAAGCGGTGGGAATAAGAACGCATTTGATATATTAATTCCTGAATAGATATAAAGCATGGAACAGCAAATACCAACATCATCTAGACTTTTCACCCTACATTATCGCCAGGGCGCGGTAATGAAACAAAAGAACTTCCCCTACACTGGGAATCTGAAGCAAGCAATGGACCGCGCACGGGAACATTGTAAAGTGATGGGAATCCGATTCGTCCTAGTGAATCCACTCATTGTGGATTTGGAATACCAGGAAAAGATTAAAAAAGAAAAGGGTTTCTATGAGGAAAATGAGCATGGGGAAGTCGAATAACTCATGAACTTATCCCGCTTCGGATTCTTCACGGTGTTGGCCGCGCTAGCCTCCCGACTTTTCGGCCAAACTCGTACTGATCCAGATCAAATCCGTTATTCTCCTGGCCCCGCGTTGCAAGGCATAAACGCATCAGGAAATTCCACCCAAGTTGGTCTTGGCCCCACCTTAGTTTTCACAAATCAATCCGGCGTCACAATTCTTGACGTATCCCCCAACATTTCCTCGGCGCGGCCCGACACGCAGCAACTCACTCTAGAACCTGATAATTTGTCATGGAAAGTTCCAGTTCCAATTACAAAACCTCAGATCTACAGAAACGGGTTGAGAATGCTCCTCACAAAAGACTACACGCTCGAATCTGGTGCCAGCGGAGCGCAGGTAGTGCGGCCCACACCTTCTCAGAAGATGAAAATCACTGACGACTGGTACGCTTGCTAATGAATTACGTGCTAATGATTTATGCAATGCCTAGAACCAGAATGCTTTACTCGCATTGATGGTGAACAAGTTGGAGTAAACGAGGGATGCACAAGATTAGATCCATCCCAAGTCCAAACTCCCTGGGCACTGCGTGTAGATGGACAAGAAATTCCAACCGCGCAATGCATTCCAACAGATTCAAGAATTATAGATAACCTGATTTTAACAGACAAAACAGTAAGCGATATATTAACCGATCCCACGGTGGTTTCAGAATATATCGTGAAAGATAGGACAGTAGTAGTTCTTCCGGCAGAACAAGTAAGTTCCGAGGGAACCAGAATAGATTTATATCAGGTGATGGGAATAATGTATCCACTCACTGATAAGAAACTTAACTGTGAATAACCCCTTCGGGGAAGAGTTTAAGTTTTGTTACTTGGCGGGGGCTTTAAGTAACAAATAGGGCCGCGGCGCATCGTCAAATTCTAATCTCCTGGTGATGTTCGCGGCCCCCGAAACTCCCGGCGCAGCCGGCCAACTTATCATATTTAGCTAAGGTCTTCACCAATGAAAATTAATATTGAAGTTAAATTATACGACGAACAAAGATTTAGTGAGTACGAAGCTACTCGACTACTTCTAGACGCTGTATCAAATGTAATCAATAATAGGTTTAAAGGATTTTATAAGTTAACCTGTAGGCCAGAGCGGGCCGCGCCACCACCTTTGATAGAAGAGCCATTTAGGTATCTCCCCTTTTAGTATGGACCTAAACTTCGAGTTCAAAACTAAAGAGCAGGAGAAGTTCTTCTACTCGAAGGCCCGTAACAACTGTTTTAGCGGCGGGTTTGGAAATGGAAAGAGCTGGATAGGATGTGCGCGTCAATTCATGATGCTCGCTTCTTACCCGAATTACAGAAGTCTCATTGGTAGAGAGAAGTTTACCGACTTACGCGAAACCACTATGAGGACATTCTTTAAGATATGTCCTGAAGAGTTCGTAGAAGCCCATAACATTGAGAAGGGCATCACAACTCTTAAAAATGGTTCGATGATCCTGTGGAAACACTTAGACGCATTTAACGAACAATCGCTGCGCGGCCTTGAAATTAATTCAGCACTTCTGGATCAAGCTGAAGAGACTCGTGAAGCTACTTTTTATGTACTGGACTCCCGAATAGGGAGGTGGGACCAAGCTCAGGTTCCAGATTACATTAAAGCGGGGAGCGGCCTCGGAAATGATTGGCCCAAAGAAGAGCGCGGCAACGATAAAGTCCCGAACTTCTTTGACATCTTGTGCAATCCAGATACGAAATTCCATTGGATTTATAAGAAGTTCCATCCTGAATCTCCAATGAGAGATCCTGATTATGGATGGGTTCATGCTAAAACGGTGGCCGCGCTCAATGACCCCAAAACCATTGAGAACATGCTAAAACGTGATCCCGAGTGGGTCGCAAAGTATTTTGAAGGGCAATGGGGCGCATCGAGCGCACAACTTCATTACATGGATAACTCTTCAGTCATAGATCTTCCTGCCGAAGAGATGTATGATTTTATGAAGATGGTATTGCGAGAAGGAATCCTTTACAGGTCATTCGATCATGGTGAAGCCTCTCCATCGTGCTGTTTATGGGTTGCTCACTTTCGGGGCGTATATATTTTTTACCGCGAGTATTATGCTCCTAATACTCTTATCGGGGATCATCGACGTAACATATCGGATCTCTCTAGGGATGAAAATTATGCTGGGAATTACGCCGATCCATCCATCTTTAAGAAGTCCACTCAAAAGAACGGGGCTTTTTGGACGGTGGCGGATGAATATCTTACCCTAGATATTAAGGCCCCGCCGATTTATTGGGAAGCGGCCGACAACAACGAATACGCAACTCGAAACCGCATTAATGAGTTACTAAATAAAAGTGATGAATTTACCCACCCAATCACCGCGGAGCGTCATGCACCCGGAATATACTTCATCAAAAAGAGAAGTGACCACAACTTTGGGTGTTATAACGCCATCGACCAATTACTTGCACAAAGAAGAGAAGAGCTTGGCTCAGATAACGGAAGAGTTGTATACGCAGATGATCGAGATACAAGTATCACAGATCACGCATATGACCCAATTCGTTACTTTGTTGCGATGCACTCGCGTGGGCTGAAAACTAAGCGGCGTGAAATTCCTCAGAGAAGTCTAATGGCATTTGATAGATTCGAAAAGATGCGTAATGTTATGCGCCCTTTATCAAAAGGTTCGATGCCCGTGAAGCGGGACTGGGTTTCGTAAGTTAATTAAGTAATGGAAAATAATTACTGGACAAAACGATTCCACGCGGCGGATCAAGCCTACGATTCGTGGGCTAATGAATACATGTGTCAAACGCTGGAGGAATACTACCGTGGAAAGCAATGGAATCTCCAACTATCTTTGGGTCCAGATAATAGACCTTACACCCTAAACCTAGTTTATTCCACCATTAAAATCAAGTTAGCTAATTATCTAGTAAATACGCCATACATCATTACAGTCCCCAAAGCAATAGACGCATCATACGATCTCGAAAGATCTTTAGCCTCCGCGCAGCGTAAAGAAGCATACGTCAACACTATAATCCAAAACCCCAAGAACAAGTTCTCATTCAATCTCAAGAAGTGTATCCGTGATGGCTTCTTTAGGTTTGGCATAATGGAAGTTGCGTACTCAGGTTCGTTTATCGAGAATCCTAAGGCACAGCGGCCAGAGTGGGCTTCAGATCAAGACAGTGAAAAGTCTAAAGATCGTATTATTACCAAACCAGAACTCCTCACCGAAGAAGAGCACATCTTCTTTCGACGCATCTCTCCAAAGAACTTTCGCGTGTCAGAGCGAAGCGAAGACACTTTGGCGAGTTGCGACTGGTATGGATACTACGATTACGCCACCCGTTCCGACTTCGAGAAAGCCACCGGAGAAAAGATCGGGTCTATTTCTAGTTCCGAATCCCAAGCCGAAGGTAAGTACAATAAAGAAGAGAACGTAACCAACGTAAAGAACGCGGTTAAATACTGGAAGGTTTGGGATAATAGATCACATAAGAAGTACATTGTCCTGGACAATGATGGGGAGATTTATTATGAAGAGCCATTTACCTACTCTCCTATCGTGGATTTCCGTTGGGATCTGGACTTTGATGGCTTTTACCCTATTCCTCCAGTTTTTCACTGGCTCTCACAGCAAGACGAGATTAACGAAGCTAGAGAACAGGCTAGAAATCATAGAAAGCGGTTTGTCCGCAAATTCCAAGTAGGAAAAGGCGTCTTCTCTCATGAAGAGCTTTCGAAATTTAATCATGGCCCCGACGGAACAATTATCGAGATGGAAAGAGTGGACAATCCAGGAATTGTTCCCATTGCAAATGCGGATCTCGGCGCACAAGCAATTCAATCTCTCGGAGTAACGCGTGAAGACTTCAACATTATATCAGGAACTTCAAGCGAAGCGCGAGGAGTCGCGGATCGCCAAACTGCAACTCAAGCCCAGATTATCGAAAACAGGTCGAACGTTAGGGAGACCGCGGACACAGAAGACGTTAACACTTTTATCACAGAGATTGCTCGGCTTGCAATTATTACAGCCGGGGACCGGCTTACCTTACCAGTTATGGTTGAATCGACTGATAAGTCTTCCCAACTCTACCAAGAATACAAACCCGAGACGGAATATAAGCTCTTAAATCCTGCGGATTTAGATGATGGGTATGAGTTTAAATTACTCGTTGATGTTAGCTCGACTTCTCCAGCGCAAAATGAAGTGGAAAAGACCAAGTTCATTGAGTTCATTTCGATTCTCAAGAACTTCCCAGAGTTGGCGATGTCGCCACTACTTATTCGTGAAGCGGCCTACAAAGTAGGATATAGAAATGAGCGAGTAATTAGAGAGATGCAAAACGCGGCGTTACTTCAAATGATGGCCGCGCAGGGTGGGGGGCCGCAAGGAGGCGGGAGCGGCCAGCAACAGAGCGGTGGCGGCACGGGTGAAATGCAAAGAGTTGCGGAGCAACAAACTCCCCCAACTCAAGATGATATAAATAATCAACTGAATAATCAGTTAGTTCAATAAGGAGAACATAAGATGGCTGTCATAATTCCAATCGTTCCTGAAGGGATTAGCGATCCAACTAATCTCTATAATGATATGTATCAAGATCTCCCAGACTTGCGATGGGATGATGTAACATTTCAAGACACTCTTTTGTGGCTCGCTGAAGAACAACCCCACACCATTGATAAGTGGTACGCCACATATAATAGTTCTCCAGCAACTAGTGCGCTAGGTCAAACGAATTACACCGCGAAACTCCCCAACGGAAAGACATTTGAAGTTGATGTCCGTAATGTAGCTTATTATCCTTCATCTGTCCTGTATACTCTTTCCTGCGTAGCAGGTGATCCACTTGAGACTGTTCCTCAGTATCCAGGATATGATGCACGAAATCCTAAAAAGGGATATCCCATTGGAGCGCCCCTAAAGAAACAGCCGTGGAAAGATCGGGTACTTTACGAGGATATTCTTCCTGGACAGTATGAAGTTGGTGAAGTTTACGTAGAAGCTGATTCTGATCGCTACACAAAAGTAAGCTATCAAGTTTCTCAAAACGTATATGGTACGGCCTGGGAACAGACTTTCGATTCTTAAGTAGGATTCAACAATGAAGAAGAGTTCAGTTAAACTGTTAGCAGCGAAACTCGCCGCGCGGCCCCCTTCGGGAAAGATCAAACCCTCGAAGAGGGTGGGCTATTAATCTTTTTATTCAACCAAATTAGGAAATTCAACAAATGGTAGAAGAAGCAAATGTCAGTATTACTTCCTCAGACTCATCGGGGAGCGAAGGGGAACAGAGTGGGAGCGTTCTTCAGGAAAGCAGTGGGATCGGGGACAGTGCGGGGACACAGGTGGGGAAAAGCGGGGAAAACGTCCCTATATCTAACGAATCAGCGAGTGATGACGAAAAGCAAGAGCAAACCTCAGCACTATCGCTTTATCGAGCACTAAAAGATCCCCGAACTGCAAAGTCCATTCTCACTGTTCTAGCTCAAGAACATAACATCTCCTTCGGACCCAAGGACACTCCTAGCGAGAAGCAAGAAAAAGTTAGTTCTCTCCGTGATGTTATCAAGGAAGAACTTGGCGATGAATACCAATTCCTAGCTGGAAAGCTAGGGAATGTGATGGAGAAAGTTCTAGCTAATGAGCGAAAACTTAACTCCGCCCAACTTGCGGAAATCTCTAACCGCCAAGCCGAAAGGGAAGCTGACGAGGCTTTTACTTGGCTTGCGGCAACATATACTGATGCAGGTGAGTATGAGTCAGAAATTGCTGCACTCATCGAGCGAACTCCAATGCCGAAGAACATTTCGGCTAAAGAACATCTTGAAGAACTCTATGCCATCGCGAAGCATCGCGGAGCTAAGGTTAAAAACGCGAAAGCGTTAGCGGGTAAAATCACCCGTAATTCATCCGATCCAGATACAAAACTAAACGGAAAACGCCCGACTGACACTGGAGTCAAGGCGCGGCCTGCGGAATCTCTTGATGATGCTATAGCTAGAGCTATGGAATCGATCAAGTGATTTAACTTCTCCCCAAAGGGGAGTATAAAGGGAATATGGCTATCACTTTTGGCGATACCTCAAATCCCTCAAACATTACTACTTATCTTGACGCGCTTTTTAGCCAAACTCTTGCAAATTACAGCAAGAAGATGATTGATAATATTGGTAAATCCAATGCACTTTTTCATAAACTAATTGCTGGTAGTATGTATGAGGATGGCGGTTCTGGAACTTACATTCAGATTCCGCTCATGACCGCGCTAAACCCCATCGACACGTATGAGGGTTATGATGAACTGAGCGTTACCCCAATTGAAGGCGTAACTTCTGCGGTTTATCAATGGAGCAGCATTGTTACACCCATCGTGTATGCAATGCTGGATGTATTGAAGAACCGTGAACGTATTGTTGATCTTGTGAAAACTAAGATTCAGCAAGCGGAAATGGGAATTCAAGAAGGCTTCATGACTCACTTCCTCCAAGGAAGTGGAAACGGAGCTTTGACGACTCCTAAAGTTAGCGGCACGAATGGATCTACTTCAGTTGATCCCATCGCAAAGCTAATTGAATTTAGCACCACGTCCGAGACGGTTGGAAACATTTCCGGCAATACTGAGACTTGGTGGAGAAATCAGACCGCCACTTCAGCAGCTACCACATATGTTGGCTTTCTCAAAGAGATGGTCAATATGTTTAATTCCTGCTCGAAGAGCGCGGGTGGGCCGCCCGACCTGATTCTCATGGATCAGACTTCATACGAACTCTTCCATTTTGCATTCTTTGATCGTTATCGTCAGATCACTGAAGACCAGAAGTTTCCATTTACTAACTTCAAGTTTATGGGAGCCACGGTTGCGTGGGATGAGAAAATTCCCAATGTGTTCGCTGGAACCACGGACACTTCTACCACCACTGGCGGAACTGCTTACTTCATCAACACGAAATTCTTCCGCATGAAGTACATGAGCGGCCGAGACTTTACCATGTTGAAAGACGAAAATGGTAAGAGTTTCGCGAAGCCCATCAATGGTGATTCTCGTGTTGGTCACATGGTTTGGACGGGAAATATCTGTGTGAATAACCGTCGCAAGCATGGTGTTCTTGGCAAAATTGCCAGGACGCTCACTTAAAGAGAAAGGAGATATAAAGAAATGAATACTCCTCTTGCTGGTGCTCCTCGTGGCGGCGATCGTATGCGGATTCAGGTTCTTAATGATTCCGGTGCGGTTATTCCTCGTGGTACTCCTGTCTCTATGGGTCTTGATGGAACAGATGATGGTCTTGCCGTCAAACTTCCTTCTGGCCTCACTACTGATTTGGCTACTACCTTCTTCTTGGGAATTACGACCGACACAATTCCCATTGGTGGTTACGGTGATGTAGTTTCTTTTGGTATCCATAAGAACGCTATTTTGCTTAGAGCTACTCGCGCTTCGGATACTTCAAATTGGGCCGGTTCGACCTCAATGGCAAAAGGTGCGCTCCTTAGTTTGGATACAGTAAATAACTGTTTCTCAACGGCAGCGGGTTCTGCGGCCTTTGCTTCAACAGACGCGACGACTTTCTATGGGAATCGTCTTGCGTTTGCGTTTTTGGCAAGTGATGTTGCCTCGTTCAACTCTACATTGAGCACGGCAACAACAAATGGTACGGCTCTAACGGTTACGGCAAGGGTTTTTGTCAAAGCTCTTTAAGTGATCGTTGGAAGACTTTAGGTTTATTCTCCGGTAGACCTAATATGGGCCGCTCCGCGCACTCCTCCTGGTGGGGCGGCCCTCTTTTAAAATTTATGGACTCTTTAGAAGAAATTATTAAATGCGCAGACTATAATTTACGGCATTACCGAGAAGAGTATATGCTAGAATTAATAATTCATAACCCTTTGAAAGATGACTCAGTTATATATGCAGATCTTTTAGGAATGTTAGATCCTGGTCAAAGATCACAATATTTATAATGAAGAATAAAATTAATACACTAATTGGTATAAATAATTTATCTCAGGTAGATCAACTTGCATACTCCAATCATATGCAATTCTTCTATCGACTTGGGGTTTTTAAAGGGAGTGAGGATTCCAAGAAGAAGTTCGGTGAAGAGGGTAAAGAAGTAAACTTTGCTCTCTGTAATCCTCGTAGGATGAGTATAGATCGGATGCGCAATGAAGCTGCTAAGGTTGCTCTTGAAGGTGATTTTGATTACCTTATGTTCATTGATGACGACGTACTCCTTCCTGTGGACGCTTGGCATAGATTGGTGGAAGCGGATAAAGATATTATTTGCGGAGTCACGCACATCAGAGGATATCCGTATCATCCGATGATCTTCAACTTCACTGATTCTGCGTACAAAAAGAACTCCTTCGTGGACGATTATGAGGATAAAGCCGACCCGGATACGGGTTTGTTGGCTTGTGACGCCGTTGGATTTTCGTGTTGCCTTATCAAAGTCGATCTACTCAAGAAGGTTATTCCCCCCTTCTTTGTTACGGGTTCACATCAAACAGAGGATGTCTTTTTCTGTAAAAGAGCAAAAGAACAAGTGGATGGTGTTAGTATCTTTGCTCATACTTGGGTGAAAACTGGGCATTTGTTAGGAACTGAGTTAATTCACCCTGAGAGCGTTAAACTCCAAAAAGAGTTTGATGAGAAGAGATATCCTGGAATTGAAAAGACTGTGAACCCAGAGAGACAGGATCGTGATCCAGAATCTTTGATGGCGGTACTTGCGGAGAAATAACATGAAGTTAAATCTCGCATGTGGCCTAACGAAGTTAGAAGGGTACGTAAATGTTGACGTTAATCCAGAAGTTGAGCCAGATATGGTATTGGATGTTGCCGGCATCCTACCTTGGAAAGATGGTGAAGTGGATGAAGTGGTTTTCTTTCACGCTATTGAGCATATCGAAAAGAGATTTCACCTTTCACTCCTATCGGAGTTCCATAGGATTCTCGGAGATAAGGGAAGACTGGTTTTAGGATATCCTGAGTTTAGCGTATGCCTCAAGTTCTGGCTTGATAACTTCATGGGTAAGCGAGCTTTCTGGGAAAACTGTATCTTTGGCCGCCAGCTCGACCCCAAGGATTTTCATGTATGCGCGATGCACACGCCAGAATTGAAGGATTTCCTACTAACCGTAGGGTTTGAAGATATTGAGACTAGGAACGAAGAGAATAATGGAAATCCTCAATATACTGTTTTGCGCGCCCGTAAAGGGGTGGCGCGGCCCACTTATGAGGACGTTCTAACTCAACGGATCTTTGGAGATGTGAAGAAACTAGAAGTTAACGTCGCAGACGTGAACAAGATGGTAGGGAATTAAATGCCAGATAAGAAGCCATCATCGTATAAACTTAGCGAGCCTTCGTATGATAAGCCAGTAGCTTATGATCGCTATTTTAAGACACCTATACTGATGAAGCCGCTTCAACGTGAATTGCTCGGTAAATTTACAGAGTTTCTAGATCCTGAAGCTAAGAAAACTATAGAGGGGTATCGAGGATTTTCAGATGCGATAACTCTAAATTCTGATTTAATTCCACAAAGTCATAAGTGGGATGAAGAAGATTTGTACTCTAGAGTTTTAAAACATGAATTATTTCATGCCTTTCAAAGTAAAAAAGATAAGAGTTTTGACCCTAAATTTACTCTAAATCCGTTAAACCCAAAATTCTATTACGATCCAAGTAAATCCTATTTTAATATACTAGATCGAACATTGGGTGGTAGAGAAGCTCCAGCTTATCTAGTAAATGACGAGATTAAAGAGCGTACAGATCTTCCACAAGATTCTATTTTGCAGCAGGCTTTACGTCAGAAGATTCTTCAACGCTTAATTGATGAAGGTTATGGACGTGAAGCTAAGATTTGGGAAAAGAAATGACCCGAGATGAGTTGGCCGCCCTCGTACAAACGAATCTCAACGATTCTGGAATCTTCACGACTCCTGAAGAAGTTCAAGATGCTATTCAGGACGGGTATGAGGATTTGACGGTCACTCATGGATTACTTCCCAAAGCTGTAGCAATAAACGAAACCGCAAATAGAGTATTTTATGATCTTGTCACTCTCATCCCCGACTTTGTGGCCCTCCGTGGAATTTATAGAGCTTCTACTAAATACTGGCTTGTGTCCAGAGACATTAGATGGATGCAATATCAGAGAGATGATTGGGAATTGCAAACAGGAAGTTCCACAGACTTCTGGGTCGCAAACTACAGAAGAGTAGCTTTATTTCCTCATGCTACAGTAAGTACCGCTTCAAATCTTTGGGTCTTCTATTATGCAAACGCGCCAACACTTCTTGGGTCTTCTGATCTTAATATCCCCGTGGATTCTGGTTTTCGCGCTTTGGAGAATTACGCGACTTCAGTTCTTCTAACGAAGGCAGAAGAATGGACGAAGGCTGAGATCTATGAAAAGCAGTTCAATGAAGATGCTGAGGAATGTAAGACGTTTAGAAATAGACTTATCTTACCAGACTACGTTAATGGTTTAAGGGGGTCATGGTGATAATTCAATTCGTTGTTGTGTGTCTAATTTGTGCGTTAGCTCTTTGGGCTTTGCGTCAATTCCCAACTCTTGATGGAACTATTCTCAGGTTCATCACCATTGCAATTTACGTCCTACTTTCCATTCTACTCATCAATCTAGTTCTATCTCTTCTCTTTGGAACTTCTCTAGGCGTGGTGTTGAGGAAGTACTGATGCGACTCTCAGTTAACTTCACGTCTGAAGAGTTTGCGTGTAACTGCGGATGTGGATTTGACTCTATTCATCAAGCTATCGTGGATAATCTTCAAAAGATGCGCTACGAACTTAAAGTCCCAATTCGCATAAATTCAGGGTGTAGGTGCGCGAAACACAATGCAGAAGTGGGTGGAGCACCTAACTCATTTCACGTTTTGGGCCGCGCGGCCGACATTTCCGCCCCCGGAATTAGCTTGACCTCACTTTATGAAGCCGCGAAAATGTCAGGATTTAATGGAGTAGGTCTTGGAAGTAATTTCTTACACGTAGATAATAGAACTGACTCTTTGACCTGGCACTATGATGCGAATAACCATCCGGTGTATGTTTAAATGCCAATAATTTGGGAAGACGCATACTTATCGAATCTCTTGAGCGAGGCTGAAAAGCGCATCGCTTCTGATCTCGACTTGCATTTCGAGAAGTATGCGCTTACTATAAATGCAGACCAAAGCACTTACGGTTTGGACCCAAGTATCAAGAAGGTGTTGTATATCACTTGGGAAGGTAAGAAGCTAGAGCCGATGGATTTCAATGAGGCTAATAACCTCATGTATAATAGAGCCGTAGTTAGCGAGACGGTGAAAAATGAATATTCGTCAGGTATTCCGCGATACTATACTGTCCATCCTACGAATCTCTCCGTGATTCGGCTAATACCAACTCCAAACTCTTCTAAAGCCCCAACGGGGCTTGAAGACCTTTGGGATGCCACAGAAATAAGACAGCAGTGCATAGTAACTTGCTATCGAACTAGTGATCCCACCGACGCGGAATTTGCACTTCCTGACCATCTGGGAAGAAGGTATAAGAAGCATTATGCTCTTTACCGTGCCTTTCTCAAAGAAGGTAAGGGCCAGAATCTCGTAGCATCAAATTATCATAAGACGAAATTTAGATCTCAGTTCGAGACGCTCAAGTTGATAAACGCAAATACTTATGTTTCTAAGCGCAATAATTTAGAACCGAGTGATTTAAGGAGTCGCGGAGGATCATATCCAATGCCTCAACTTCCTTCAAACTATCCAGGGAGAAAAGTTTAGATGAGTGAACAAAATGGGTTGATTAATCTTCGCGGCTACGTAGAGATTGCTCTTTATGACGCGCAGCGAAATGAAGTAGATCGGATAAAAGCTCCCATTCAATGGGAAAAGAACGATAATACAATTGTGACGGCTGGAAGACGATTTGTTCTTCAACAGATCATATCCAGTGATATGGTCACTTCTCAGAGTATTGGTTATATGGCCGTTGGAACGGGAACTAACGCACCTGCAACGTCAGATTCCGCACTCCAAAGCGAAACCACAAGACTCGCTATTGGAACGTTCACAACTACTAATCTTACATCTAACCCGCCATCGTGGATGGCACAAATGTCTCTTGCAACTAATCAAGGGAATACCACGCTCGGGGAAGTTGGCCTCTTCAATTCATCGTCTGGAGGGACTTTGCTAGGTAGAGCTACTTTCTCAACAATCAACAAGACTACGAGCAACACGTTGGGTCTAAGTTATACCGTCTCCAATTAATTGCTCGTTCGTAGAGGGACGTGAATGAATGGAGCAAACCTTACAGGAGCTTTTGAGGCAAAGTCCTACGGTTGCAGTATTGCTCATCGTTTTAAGACAACTCTTCTCGTTATATACCTCAGAGAGAGCGAATTACCAGCTTATAGTTAGCGAACTAAAAGCAGTGATTCGTGAGAATACCATAGCGATGAACGAGTTGAAGAACTCAAAACGTAAGTGTGAATATGAAATTCATAACAATTCACATGAGCTAGAGTAGATTTAAATTAATAAATATATGAGGATAAATTGAAAAAGATAACTGGCACTGGACACGGCCTTATGATCGGTATTCCTACCCTCGGTAGGCCGTTAACACTGGATTGGGCAATGGCTTTTAAGGGTCTTTGCCCTCCGATTAATTACAACTACAATCATATGGTGGTTAAAAATCAACCTGTAGACGTAGCTAGAGAGGCTATTGCTGAGAAAGCTCTTGAGCAAGGTAATAAGTATCTTTTCTTTTTGGGTGACGATGTAGTAGTACCAAATCCCACACTTCGTCAACTGATATTTAGGATGGAACAAAACCCAAAGATTGGTGTAGTTGGGGGAGTATATTGTTCTAAGAGTGAACCACCGGCCCCACTGGTTTTTAGAGAGAATGGGTTGGGAACATACTGGGATTGGAAAGTGGGTGAGTTCTTTGAAGTAAGTGGACTTGGAATGGATTGTACACTCATCAGAACTGAAGTTCTAGCAAAGATGAGTAAGCCGTGGTTCAAAACTGTGGACACAGATCAGTTTAAAGATGGTATAAATCAAGCTGATATGTGGACAGAAGATCTCTACTTCCTAAATAAACTAAAGAAAGAAACGGATTATGAGGTCTGGTGTGATGGATCTCTGATCTGTGGTCACGAAGATGTGTACACGGGTAAAACGTATTCCCTCCCATCCAATTCTTTGCCTATGCGAAGGATGCCATCAAACGGACTTAAAAAAGCAATCGACATCGGCTGTGGGCCGCTGGATAGATCCCCTGATTTTCCTGAATACACTCTTGTACGGGTGGATATTCGCGAAGAGTGCAATCCAGATTATCGGTGTGATGTTACCGAGCTTCCATTTGGTCCCAACGAGTTTGATCTTATTTTTTCGTCACACGTCCTAGAACATTTCTCTCGTGAAAAGTGGAAAACCATTCTTACTGAGTGGCTTAGGGTGTTGAAGCCTGGCGGTGATTTATTCTTTGTGTTACCCAACGTGAAGTGGGCCATAGATAACTTTAGTGACGCGAAGCAGCATATCAACGTGATGAATGTGTTGTATGGCGGCCAATCCAATGATTACGATTTCCATTACAACGGATGGTGGCCTGAGAAGGTAACTCAAGTTCTTAAGGAGTTTGGGTGTACAACTCCAACGATTGAGCACAACGGCTACAACATGATGATTAAGGCCCGCAAAGCGGGAAAACCCTTAGATCCTGAATTTGTATCAAATGAGTTTACTCCACCACCTTCTGTTGCTCAACGAGTTGCAGCGGTAGTTGGAAAGAGTCATAAACACAAAAAGAAGAGGTAGCGATGGCAGATCTAATTTTCTGGGAAGGTGGAGAAGCGATTCAAGATGGCACTTACCTAAGATCTAAAATAGATCTTGTCGGTGGTGCATCTGGAGATCTATTCTCAAATGCTGTTGCTCGTACAACTGCTTTAGGAACCAGATGTATTAGGTCTGCTGGAACAGTAGCGTCAAGTTTCTATGTCACGGTGAATCAAGCTACTGCTTACGCGGAGTTTTGGTTCAAGAGCGGCCAGATCAATCTTTTGGGGCCGCTCTTTGGGTTTCGGGACTCTTCAAATACATACCACTTTAGGATAGACACGTCATCTAGTGGATCTAATGTTCAACTAATCTTCTACAACGCCAACGGTACTCAAGTAGGCTCAACTTACACAGTTGGCCCCACCAACACTTGGGTTCATATTGGAGTTAAAATCATTGTTGGCAACGCAGGAACAGTTGTAGTTAACATTGATGATAACCAGGCATATAGTGGAAGCAGTGATTTCCAGAATGCTTCTGCGACTGTATCTAATGCGTTCTTCAACTGTGGTTATAGCGTAGATTACTTCTATTTTGATGATATAGTAATCCAAGGTGCTTCTGGAGCATTTCTAGGCTCAAACGTGCATTGTGTGGCACAGCGGCCCAGCGCCGCAGGAGATTCTACTCAATGGACTCCTTCAACTGGATCTAATTATCAAAATGTAGACGAAACTCTACCTGATGACGATTCGACATATAACAGTGATTCCACTTCAGGACATTTAGATCTTTACGCTACCACTGATCTTCCGACATTTAGCGGAAATGTGCTAGGGATAGATGTATGTGGAGTTTTGCGTAAAGACACTGGTGGAACTGAAACTGCTAAACTCGCAGTTAAAACTAACAGTACAGTATATTATGGCAGCAACATCACATTAACTAACTCGTATGCTTCCTATAAGAAGCAATATATCTTGAACCCCAACACTGGAGTAGCTTTTACTACATCTGAAGCTAACGCACTTCAAATCGGCGCACAAGTGGTTTAATGGCTTCACGTATAACATTTGAGGGTACCGAAACTCTACTTCAGGGGACGGACACACCAAAGTCTCGTCTTACCTTTGTAGCTATCGAAACTCTCATTTTAGTTATTATACCGAGTAGAACCGCTTCTGATACTTTAAATAATTGGGCTGATGCGGTTTCGTATACATATCTAGCTCCTCCGGGGCCGCTCTCACGTTCCGTGGAAGATAAATTCATACGGAATGGGAGCATCAATGGAAATAACCTTTCACTTAGAGATGGTCTTCAAGTTCATGTTGGCCCCTTTGGGCCGCTCTACATAGCTATTTCTGATCTCGGGACATACTTAGATGATGCACAAGCTATTCGTATCGGGATGTTATTTACTGATGATTTAAATGCGTGGAGTGACTTTCCTGGCTCGGTTCCAACAACTTACACGAATGTTGCTGATACCCTAAATTCATGGTCCGACGCGGCCCTAACTAGATTTTTTGGGCATCTTGTAACTAGTGGACTTACTGACGCATTAACATTAAGTGATGTCTTTTCAGCTATACTTCCCAATGTAGCAATCATTGGAGATCCTCTCTCATTTGCAGATTCATTTGCCTCTTCTCTAGTTTCAGAGAACATATTCACTGACTCTATAACTCTTAGTGAGTCAACCCGTATTGTACTACACTCTCAAGTAGCTTTTAGCGATGCTCTTACATTAACTGATGGGACCGTTAATTCGTATTCGATAGAACTTGAGAGTGCGGTTAGTGATGATTTGAACCTGTGGGCTGACACTTTTGAATACACTAGTGTCCTGGGTGAAGTTGGTTATTTACGGCAGTACTTGAATGACATGAGGTATTAAGGAGTAAAGATGGCGAATGCAATTAAGTGGTCAGCACTAGGGACATTTACTACAATTATCAATGGAGATGGCTCGGCGCCAACTTTAAAGAATCTCGCTAGCACGTCTCAAAAGTTAGGTATTGAAGTAGATAACGCTACTGACCATAATAGATTTGCTGATTTTGATCTCTATTGCAGATTCCAGAGTGCGCCTACGGCTAACGGATATTGCGAACTCTATTTAGTTCAGGCTGTTGATAGTACTAACTATGCAGATGGATCTGATTCAGTTGCACCTGCTATTGGAACATTAGTTGGAATCTTTTCAGTTAGAGCAGTCACAACTCAGCAACGTGTAGCTATTCGACACATCTTACTCCCCAACACTAAGTTCAAGCCTATCATCATAAATCAATCCGGTCAAGCCATGACCAACACTGATAACGAGAACATCCTGAGCATCCGCACCTATAACGAAGAAGTTCAGTGATTTATACACGGCCTGAAAATCCGAGATTAATTCGTACGCACCCGCTGGCACGGAATATCAGCGGGGCGTACCTCTTTGGTGCTGAGGGTCGTTATGTTGTGGATCATGTTTATGGTCAAAACATCACTAACATCAACACAGCGGTAAATGGGCCGCGCACGCGGGTTACGGGGCGCACAACTCTTGTGGAGGGGCCAGATGTATTTACCACAACTGATGCGACTCTAACAGATGGTGCGGGTGCTTTTACTTTCTTCTACCGCGGCCACCCAAATCAAGGAAGTACTGGAGCGATATTTAATTACGGCACAGCTGGAATATTCCACGGCTATAGGTCTATGAGGTTTAGTGGTGGGAACGTAGACTTCCTATCTTGGGGTTCAGATCTTAGTGGAGCGTATGGTTTAGGTGGAACAGCTTATCGTAGAGCATGTTATGCTGGAACGTATGATGGAACTACGGCAAAGTTATACGAGAAAGTAGAGTCTAACCCCGTAACTGAAATAGCTAGCGCGGCCCGATCTTGGAGCATTGTCAAGACTGGAACGCTACAGTTTAATAAGTCCACATTCTCGTCTGAGTATCATCTTGGATATAATGAGATAATTTACTTCTATACTCGTGCGTTATCCGCCGCTGAAATACATCTCTTAGCTTCTGATCCATATCAGATCTTTGCGGATACTCCCCGAGCTAGGGGTAAGTTCTTTTCAGCAAGTGCTGGCTTAACCGTTACTAAGTCAGATGATTTAAATAACTGGTTAGATGAATCTAGTGCGGTAGCTTCTCAACCCGCTTCTCTTCTTAAAGAAGCGTATGACTCGATGTTCTATAACATCTTTGATGAGTTTGTATATGCTCTTGCAGTTCCTAACAGATTGTTTACTGACGCTCTAGCTTTAAGTGATTCGATAGCTTATACCTTTTCTGGTGCCATTGGATTCGGGGATTTGATGGTGATGCTGGACGCGGCCACTTTTAAGGTCTCGTCAACATCTAATTTCTCAGATTCGATGAATCTCAGCGATGCAGTGACGCTAAATATGCATCTGCTGCGCCCAATAAGCGATGACCTAAATAATTGGGTAGACCTAACTGAAGATAACGGACTTGCTACGCAACAATCCAGAAGCGCCAACGACTCTTTAAATAGTTGGGATGATGCGTTTACATATTTATCTAGCACTAGTGAGACGGCTTATTTACGCCAATTCTTGAATGATGTGGTGAACTAATGGCAGCTATAGCACGTCAAAACTGGGCGCGTGGTTGGGTTCCATCGGGGGATTTCGTAAATGGTCCCAAAGATGGACTTGCGCGCATGGATAACCTCCAACTCGATGAAGATGGAGCACTAACTTTAGTTCCAGGAATTACGGATATTTATGATTTCAGTTCTTGGCCGCACACCATCTTTTCTAAGTTCATTGGCAACAACAAGTTCAGGTATACCATAAATGCTAACGGCGATATTACTCGTAATGGTGGCGTTTTTTATACTGGTGCTGACTCGCTTCGTGGTTCCTTTGCTGTTCATCGTGGCTACATACTCATCTGCTCCGGGAATGTTCGAATTAAAGACGATACCGTTAATACGTACAATCTTGGTATTATACGACCCGATGGAACGCCCTCAATTGAGGTAGCGTCACAATCACGAACAGAACTAACTGCGCTTGGAGTTTCTACATCTTTTGATACTGACGGGTCTTTTGTAGCAACTGCTGAACCAACCTTACTTACACCTGATTCAACCGTAGCCAACTCAGAAGCGCCCCTAGGAGGAGACGGAATAGTATTAAATGTTCGTGTTGGTGATACGTCAAAACTCATTAAGGCTAGACTTCAGTTTAATCTTGATGCTTCAAGCGGTGAATCTGACTATTTCTATTTCGAGTGGGGGAACGACATCGGCGGCCAATTCAAGGGTGGAACTAACGCTTGGAGTACGCTCTCCGCAAATCGAAGTTCATTCACTAAAGTTGGTGAATCCACGAAGGGTTGGACTGAGATCAACTCAATTAAATTCCAACTCTTCTTTACCGATACTGTAGCTACGAATCTTGTAAATGAAATCCATGTTGTTGGTGGTGAGCAGGGGCCGCTCACGGAGGCTTACGATTATTGTCAGGTCTATGTAACGAATGATGGGAAATATATCGGAAAGAGTCCAGAGGGGCCATCATCGGGTGCCGTTTGGGTTTCGCACGGCTACACACTAATTACGCCACATAGTTCAAATGCCACTTCTGATGTAAATGAGGTTTGGATCTATCGCCGTTCTACCCGCGAAGCGGGAGCGCATAGACCTTTTGATGCTATTCAGCAACTTCCCATATGGTATCGTGTTGCTGTAGTTCCGGCCCCGTTTAATACGATCGAGGATCGTATGTCGGATGAGGAAGCTTTACGCCAAGAAACACTTAAGCCAGGACTCATAAATGTTCAATCAATCGTTGAGCCAATCGTTGGTATTGTTGGCGAGTACAATTCTCGCGTGCTTTATCTTACATCAAATTCCCTCTACCTTAGTGAGATTGATAATCCAGATCTTGTTGATCCTGTTAACTCTTTTAGTTTTTCCGGTGCTACTGTTTCGAGAAATCTTTGGATCAAAGCCACCGACTCGGGAAGACTCTTAGTTGGCACCACGCAAGATATATTTGAAGTTACTGGAACTCTTGTTGACTTTCCTGACGGTTCTGTTGATATTATTATTAGAAGACTTGGTGTTTCGCATCCTCCTATAACCCGTGAAACGTCAACATATCAAGGAGCAATATTTTATCTAAGCTCCGCTGGAATTGTACAACTCATTGGTTCTAACTCTCTGGTGATCTCCGATCAGCTTCAACAGCTTTTCGATGGTAACGAGAGATACGGAATTGCACCCGTAAGACTGGTTGGGAATGATCTTCAAACGTCTCCACTTTGTGTCGCCAAAAACAAGTTATTTACGGCACTAGAGTTGACCGACGGAACTCGGTGGTGCTTCATTTTTGACCTTGTCAAAAAATACTGGATTGCTTACTTTACCGATCCTAATTCGTTCTTCTGTGAAGAAGATGGGAGACTCCTTGCAGGCTATAACTCTCCAGCGCCCGCGCTCAGAGAAATATATACTTACGACGATACTACATTTGCCCGTGATGTGGTCTTTCAGA